CGGGGTGTTGCGTGCTTTGTTTCTGCGCCAACGGCGCACACTTAAGGGACTCCTTGTGAATTGCGAAACCCGAATCCGAAGTGGGGTAGGTCATCGCGGTGTGATGGGGAGGGGATGGATACCCCGCACGTCGAACCTAATTCTCAAAACCTAATTCTCAAAACCTAATTCTCATTTCTCAAACCCACGCCCTATGACATTCGACTTCTTCATTTCCACGCTTCAAATCCAAAGCACCCCACCCCTATGTCCAAATTTCAAAACCCCTATTTATATTTTTAAAATTTTCAAAGAGACTTATCCTTACGTCATACACTCTAATAAACTCTGAAAGATGATCTATACTTACGCCGAATAAACACTGAGAAAGTCAATGGCTAAGATTTCACGAGACGTGGCGATCACCAAGCAGCAGCGCGAGAAGTCCATCGTGACCAAGCGCGAAGAGATCGTTGCCAAGCAGCAAGCCTTCGCCGACGCGATAGTCACTGGTCACACGCAGACCGACGCAGCACGCGCAGCGGGTTACCACCCATCCACAGCGTCAAATGTCATGCGTCAGGAGGAGATTCAACTGTTGGTCAACGAGGCGCGCAGCGAACTGCGCAGCGTGTCGTCGATCAAGCGCCTTGACGTGTTGGACATCTTCATCGAAGCCATCGACATGGCACGTACCCTTGCCGACCCGGCACAGATGATCAACGGAGCGCGTGAGGTTGGTCGCATGATGGGCTTCTACGAGCCTGAGACGATCAAGATCGACATGACCATGAATCACAACGTCATGGCGACGAAGTTCAAGGCCATGACGGACGAAGAACTGTATGAAATTGCCTCGCAGAAGGCCAAGCAGGTCACGGGTGAGGTCATAAATGAGTAAACCCTTGACCGTCGGCGAGCTGAAAGCGCAGCAGGAAGCAGCCAAACCACCTAAACCAGCACCCAAGGTCAAGCCAGAGCCGGTAAAACCCGAGCCAAAGCCTCAGAAACCACCCGTCAAGCACCGTAAACCGAGGATCGTACCCACAGCGCCCGGTACAGAGGCAGAAACGTCTACAAACGCCGCGCAGGTGCCCAAGGGTAAGGATCAGGAGGCTATAAACGAGGCGTACGAGCTGCCGTACGACCCGCCGAGCTACCACTTTGCCCCCAGCGAAGACCCTCGTGTCGAGCTGGCCACCCGGGAGCTGTGCCGCCGCAAGCTGTTGCCCTTTATCCAGCGCTTTCGTCCGAAATACACGGCTGGCTGGGTGCATGAAGACATCTGCCGACGCATCGAGCGCTTCGTCAAGCAGGTCGAGGCGGGTGAGAGTCCGCGCCTGCTCTTAATGATGCCTCCACGAAGTGGTAAGAGCGAGATCAGCTCACGCCACACCCCGGCATGGATACTTGGTCAGCATCCTGAGTGGGAAATCATCGCAGGCTCCCACACATCGTCCCTGTCACTTTCTTTTTCGAGGTATCTGCGCGATGTCATGCGTGACCCTGCCTACTCTGCTGTGTTTCCTGATGCCCGTCTTGATCCTTCTTCCCAATCAGTCGAAAACTGGAACCTTACTAAAGGTGGTGGCTACCTTGCTGCTGGTGTCGGCACAGGTATTACCGGACGCGGCGCACACGTCCTACTGCTTGATGACTTGGTAAAGGACATCGAGGCGGCTGACTCCATAACGATCCGCGACAATACGTGGGAGTGGTATCTGTCCACGGCCTACACCCGTCTTGCTCCGGGCGGCGGCGTGCTGGGTCTGATGTGCATGACGGGCGACACACCTGTTCTCATGGCTGACGGAACCGAGCGTCGTCTTGACACTCTGAAAGCGTCTGACAAGATTTCCACATACCGCAACGGAGTGCTGAGTGCCTCTCGTGTAGCGGCTTTGAAGTCAAGTGGTCGGGATTCAGTCTACCGAATTCTGACGAACTCTGGTAGAATCGTCAGAGCGAATCAGAGACATCCGTTTCTGACTGTCGCACCTGACGGAGAACTTGTATGGACAAGAGTGCAAAGCTTGACTACGGCCCACAAAATCTTGGCCTTACCGGCCAGTGGGGTAAGTGGAAAGGGATTACCTGCTCAGTTGAAGGTTGCGAAGAACCAGCCAAGTGCCGTGGAATGTGCAACTCCCACTACCATAAGAAAAAGTGGGCTGACGGGCACAAAAAACCGAGCCATAACTGCCAAGCTCGTCGCACTGCCCGACTCAAGTATCGCTATGGGATCACCGCAGCAGACTACGATGCGATGTACGAAGCCCAAGATGGAAAGTGCGCCATCTGCGGCAAACATGCTATCGACGGACGGTCGCCTGAGCACTGGAAAAATAAGCTCGCTGTTGACCACTGCCACGACACTGGGAAAGTTCGCGGGTTGCTCTGCAACGACTGTAATGCGGGGATTGGACACCTTGGAACTGAGTCAGTGGCACTTGCCGCTGCCAAATACCTCAGACTTCATACCTGAGCAGATAGTTAGTATTGAGCTTGATGGCGAGGAAGAAGTTTTCGATGTTCAGGTAGACGACACCGAGAACTTCATCGCCAACGGGCTGGTGTCACACAATACGTGGTGGCACGCAGATGACTGGGCAGGGCGCATACAGGAGTCGATGGCGCTGGACGACGGTGCCGACAAGTTCGAGATCATCCGTTACCCGGCCATCAACGAGTACGGCGACGAGTTCATCCTGTCCGACGACAGCATCGTCGAGATTCCACCCGGCGAGCCGGTGCCCGAGGGGTCGAAGTTGACCCGTCGTCAGAACACGGCCATCCACCCGGCACGCTACACGACGGAGATGATGCTGCGGATTAAGAACAACTTGACCGGTGGTGGTCAGAAGCGCGTGTGGGACGCGCTCTACCAGCAGAACCCCATACCGGACGAGGGTAACTTCTTCAGCAAGGAGATGTTCCGCTACTACGGCTCGGCACCCGACCGTCGGGAACTGTACGTCTACCAAGCGTGGGACTTTGCCATCTCAGAAGGTAAGGAGTCGGACTACACGGTCGGTATGTGTATCGGCGTCGACCACCGGGACAACGTCTACGTGCTCGACGTGCGGCGGTTCCGCTCTGGCGACAGCTTCCTGATTGTCGACACGATCCTCGACTTTGCGCGGGACTACGACGCCGACGCGCTCGGTGTCGAGGATGGGCAGATATGGAAGGCCATCGAGAGTCAGTTCCAGAAGCGCTGCGAGGAGCGTCGCCACTTCCCCAGTCACGAGGTCTTGAAGCCGCTGACCGACAAGCTGGTCCGGGCGAACCCCTTAAGAGGTCGCATGCAGCTCGGCAAGGTGTACTTCGACAAGAACGCCCCGTGGTTCACCGAGCTGTACAAGGAGATGCTGCACTTCCCTGCAGGCAAGCACGACGACCAGATTGACGGTCTGAGCTGGGCCATACGCCTTACCCTCAGCCGCTTGGCCCCACGTCAGAAGACCTACGAGCCGAAGATCAAGAGCTGGAAGGACGACCTGAGTCGCTACATGGAGGGCGCAGGCGCTTCGCACATGGCGGCCTAGCGCTCTGATGAACTCTGATATACTCTCACTCAAATTTTTTCACGGGATACGGAAATGTTGGGATACATGACTGCAAAAGAAGCAAAGAACAATGGTTTTACAAACCACGGCTCGTATTTCGGTATTCCATGCTGGATAGCCACTGAAAAGGGCTTCGTGGTGGCCACTAAGTGGGCACCGATGGAGTTGCTAATGAGCATCTGCCACGTTGTGGAAAGCCTCATCGCTTCGACTTTTTATCCAAACGACGAGCCGTGCTTTCGGTTCATGCTCGGTGATGAAATTAAATGATCGGTGAACTAATTCTTCGATGCTTCCATGCGCGGACCAACGCGCATGTTATCCACCTTGGCGTGCGCTCGTATGCCAAGCACGTCGCGTTGAACGAGTTCTACAACGGGATTATCCCCCTGACCGACGCCGTCGCCGAGGGTTACCAAGGCGAGCACGGCCTGATCGACTTCACGACGAAGGTGCGCTACGCCCAAGACTCAGACCCTGTGACGATGATCACCGCGCTGAAAGAGTGGATCGAGAAGAACCGCTACGACGCTGTTGAGGCTGAGGATACGTTCCTGCACAACGTCATCGACGAGATCGTCCAGCTCTGCGCGACGACACTCTACAAGCTGAAGTTCCTGTCATGAAGACACTCGTTATCGACGCCATCGTTGGGGCAGGGTTCCACTCCGTAGTCATCGCCCAAGAATGCGAGCGCGTCGGCCTCGCCGACTTCGACAAGTACCACACCCGCTGGTCTTGGCGTCGTGAGCAGCTCGACCTCGACAAGCTCCAAGAGCTGTACACCGCTATGCGCGAGTCACGCGAAGAGTTGGAAGCGGCGGCTGACCCTGAAGAAGAAAAATCCCTGATCGTATTGCAGTAAGGACCACCATGCCAGTCAACGCCGAACTAACCCAAAAGCAATTCGAGGCGTTTTCCTACGCCCGCGACAGAGGCCACCTCGACTTCGTCGCCAAGGCTGACAAGTGTGACAAGTTCATGATGGGCGACCAGTGGCTCAGCGCCGACATAAACGAACTGGCCCTGCAGCGTCGTCCTGCTATGACGATAAACAAAGTACTTCCGACGGTCTCCACGCTGCTCGGCGAGCAGATTCAGAACCGCACCGAGGTTCTGTTCAGACCGGCCAACGGGGCGACCTCCGAGACTGCCGACGCGCTGTCCAAGGTCTGGATGCAGATCAGTCAAAACAACCAGCTCCCGTGGGTTCGCTCCGAGGTCTACCAAGACGGTCTGGTGCGCAGCCGAGGGTTCTACGACGTGCGGCTCGACTTCAACGACTCGATGCAGGGTGAAGTCAAGATCATCCAGCTCAACAGCAAGAACGTCGTGATCGACCCCGATGCCGACGAATACGACCCGGACTCTTGGGGTCAGGTGTTCATTACCAAGTGGCTTACCTCGCAGGACATCAACGTCCTCTACTCAGCCGAAGACGCCGAGTACCTCAAGAACAACGCTGGCACCAGCTACCCCTACGGCTACGACAGCATTGAGCGGGTACGTGACCGCTTTGCCGGTGCCACCCCGTTCACAGGCTACTATGGCCTGTCCGACGACATTGAACTGCGCCGCAACGTGCGCGCCATTGAGCGCCAGTACCGCATGCTCGACAAGATGCTGCACTTCGTCGACATCGAGACCGGCGACACCCGCCCGGTGCCGACGGACTGGGACCGCAACCGCATCGCCGCACTGCTTGAGAAGGCAGGTGGTGCGCTGTCTACCTTGAAGAAGCTGACCAAGCGTATCCGCTGGACGGTGACAGCGGCGAACTGTGTGCTGCATGACGACTGGTCACCCTACAACCACTTCACCGTGGTGCCGTACTTCCCGCACTTCCGCTACGGGCGCACCTGCGGCGTCGTCGAGAACCTGCTGGGTCCGCAGGAGATTCTGAACAAGGTTTCCAGCCAAGAGCTGCACATCGTGAATACCACGGCGAACAGCGGTTGGGCCATCGAGCAGGACTCTCTGGTCAACATGACGGTTCAAGAGCTGGAGATGAAGGGTGCACAGACCGGTCTGGTCGTCGAGTACAAGAAGGGCGCTCAGCCACCGGTCAAGATTCAGCCGAACCAGACCCCGACGGGCCTCGACCGCATCAGCTACAAGGCCGAAGAACACATCAAGGGCATCAGCAACGTCACCGACAGCATGCAGGGGAACGACCGCGAAGATGTCGCGGCCAAGGCCATCGCCTACAAGTCGCAGCGTTCCAGCGTCAACCACAGCAAGGTGGTCGATAACCTCGCCCGTACCGACTGGCTGCTCGCCCGTAACGTGCTGGACCTCGTGCAGAACTATTACAGCGAAGAGCGTCTGGTCAACATCATTCATTACGACGTGACCCGCAAGCCAGAGCAGATTGAGGTCAACAAGTACGACCCGGCCACCGGCCAGATCGTCAACGACCTGACGCTCGGCGAGTACGACATCGTGATCTCCAGCACCCCGTTCCGCGACAGCTTGGAAGACAGCCAGTTCGAGCAGGCTCGTGCGCTCAAGGAACTGGGTCTGCCGATCCCCGACAGCGTGCTGATCAACAACAGCCGCCTGCAGGACCGTGCCGAGATCGTCAAGCAGATGGATGCCAGCAAGAACTCGCCCGAGGCCCAGCAGCAGGCCGAGCTGCAGATGCGCGACATGCAGGCCGAGGTCGGCAAGAAAGAAGCCGAGATCGGCAAGATTCAGGCAGATACCGCGCACAAGGGTGCCGACACTCAGATCAAGGCCAACGAGGCCGCTCAAGGTCCGGGCGCTGAGCTACAGAAGATGCGTGAAGAAATGGCTCTGGAGCGCGAGCACGTCGCCGCTGAACTGACCAAGATGCGCGAAGAGCTGGCTCTGAAGCGCGAAGAGATGGAGCTGAAGTTCCAGATGCAGGCCGCTGAGCACGCGCAGAAGCAGCAGCACCGGCAGGAAGACCACCAGCAGGATCAGGTTTTGAAGCAGCAGCAGGCTGAGCAACAAGCGGCAACTCAGCGTGCGAACGACCTAAAACAAGCCGCTAATCCCGTTAGTAAGGAGCAGTAAACATGGACATGGATAACCTAGCACCCGCGCCGGACATCGACA